ATCTAAGAGTCTTTACAAATTTATTTGAAAGGAGGCGATTCGTTATGCCTAAAAGTAACGAAATTAACTTTAGTAAGTATTTTAACTTACCAAATCCGGGGTTAAGGTCCTACTTTGACAGAGTTCGAGCAGGCAATCCCGACGAGTATCGAACCACTTTTGCCAAAGGTGATTCGTTGGAAGAAGTCCTAGCCGATTGGAAGCCCTCAATCGATAAAATCGAGAACGAGTGGCCTACACTCCTAGACTTCGAAAATGACCTCGCGAAGAAGGTCGGCCCTTTATCAATCCAGAAACCTCTTGAGGAGAGAATGGATGATATTGAGGCATACTATGACTTAATTCTCCTTAAGTCAGAACCAATCCATGCATCAGCAATAGCAGCTGTTGTCAGGGAATGGAGCAAAATCCGCGGTTTGCACCCTAGGACCCAGATGCGCACGGTTGAACTTATGAAGAAGTCAACCAATTCTGGATCTCCATTCTTTACCAAACGTAGAGCAGTTGCAGACAAGACGTGGCCTTGTCAGGTTTGGCAGGAAGGTGACATCACTTTACAAGCCTTACCTGGAAGTACATGGCATGGATGCGCAATATTAGGATGGAGAGGTCAGGAAGGTGGTCCAACCGATGAGGACGTTAAACAACGAGTGGTCTGGATGTTTCCATTCGCAGTCAACATCGAAGAGTTGCAGGTATATCAGCCAGCTATTGAAGCAGCGCAGCGTCAAGATTTGGTTCCAGCCTGGGTTGGCCTGGAAGCCGTCGATAAGCGCATCACGCGTTTATTTGACACAAAGGGCTTAAATGACCTGGTTATCTGCACTGATTTCTCAAAGTTCGATCAACATTTTAATCGCGACATGCAATCATGCGCCCAGAGCATCATTGCACACATTCTGGATGGAAGTCGTGAAAGCCGTCGTTGGTTGAACGAGGTATTTCCCGTTAAATATGCTATACCCCTGGCATATGATATTGGGAGAATGAAGTTCGGAGCACATGGTATGGGTTCCGGCTCTGGTGGTACTAACTTTGATGAGACTCTCACTCATCGAGCACTTCAGTATGAAGTGGCTATTCACCAGAAGAAGATGCTAAACCCGAATTCACAGTGCTTGGGTGATGATGGTATTCTCAGCTACCCTGGCATAACTGTGGAAGATGTAATGCAATCGTACACTGCACATGGGCAGGAAATGAATGAGAGTAAGCAGAGTGCGAGCACACAAGACTGCACATACTTGCGGAGGTGGCATCACCGCGATTATCGAGTTGACGGTGTATGTGTGGGTGTTTATTCAACCTATCGGGCTCTCGGTAGATTGTGTGAACAGGAACGCTATTATGATCCAGAAGTTTGGGGGCCTAAGATGGTAGCTCTACGACAGTTGTCTATTATTGAAAACTGTAAGTACCATCCTCTCCGTGAGGAGTTTGTTGACTTCTGCATGAAAAGGGATAAGTATAGACTCGGACTAGATATCCCAGGATTCATGGATAATTTGAGTAAAATCGCCCATGATTCTATCGAACTCATGCCAGACTTCCTTGGCTATTCTAAATCGTTGAATCTGCCTAAATACGATGGTGGAATAGAGAACTGGTGGGTAGTGAATTACCTGAAGTCTAGAGCATAATTTGAGATGGTGCAGTAAACCATTGACTCCTCACGG